TATTTAAAAAGTATACAGAGATAGGAAAAAAATGCTATTCTGTATATGATTGTGATAAATTATTACCAGACTATAACGGGGCAGACCCCGGTTCATTATGTCCTATTACTGAAAATAATGAACCAAGCACCCGATGTTGTCCAACTAAGGATGATAAAACAAAGTATACGGGTCAGGTTTGTCCTGAGAATAGTGTTTGTGACGAAAATGGAAGTTGTATATATGGTTATGCATTTGACGCTGCAAAGAATGCTAAGGATTGTATAGCAGTAACTCAAAAGAATAAAGATACATATCATACCTTTAATACTGATTTAACAGAATGCAGAGATGTAAACGTACATAAAATGATATCATGTCCTGCTATAAAAACTGCTGTATGGAAATATGGGATACCATTTTGTTGGGGTGATAGTTTACACGCAGTATGTTGGAATAAAGATTGGACCAAAAGTCATAATCCGTATGATAATGATAAAGATAAAAATATTATGAATGTCTTAAGAGAATTTTGGCCACTTAGAAATAAGACTTCTGGTATATATGGTACAAAATGTGCTACTGGAAAGGGATGGTGTAATAATGGAGGTAAAAAGATTCAAAGAGAGGACGAGGATTGTGATTTGTTTAGTGGTTCAGCTACAACATTGTGTGTTAGTGATCCAAAAGCTATGGAAAATAAATTAAATGTTATATACGATCCTAGTTGTTCGGCTTGACAGTTCTCATTGAACAGATGTAGAATATTAATAACTTCATATAATATATTCAATTGTTAATACAATATAAAGAATAGATATCCTTCATTAAAATGTCTAATCAAAATACCACAGATTCTATAGTTAATCATTCAGAAAGGACGCAAGAAAGTTTCCTCACATCCCCATCAGATAGAACTTTGCCTCTGGGAAAATTCAGAAAACAAATGATAGAAAGAAACGGAGTTCCTCCATTGAATAATGACCAAACTTTAAAAGCAATGAATGATCTATGTACCGGTAATCCAGTACCTAATTATCCCGGAGTTGATAGACTATATGCGGATCCAGTTATCCCCGACCAAAAATACGTATTATTTTCTTTTATACCATCACAAGGCGCAACACCAGATGAAGATGGAATATATGGTATGGCTAAAGTCCGTGGAACATATAACACCATACCTGAAGTAGAACAACGAGAAGAGTTTTTGATTAGAAATGTTGATTCATATCATAAAATTCAAACCCCTCATGTAGGAAGACCTTTTCCTATCACTCTTGATTCTAAATACTCCGCGGAAGTCAACGAGATTGATATTAGTAAGAAAACTACTCAGGTTATATCACAAGATATTCGTAACCAAAAGAAAGATGATCAGAAGGATATTAAAGAGATAGAAGACAGAACGCAAAAACTCAGAGAAGATACAGGAAAGGATCTGGGAGAAGGAGATCCAATGGAATTATATACTACGTTGGTAGTAAAGAAAGCTCAATTAAGCTATACATACTTGGAAAATGTTAAAAAGATAGAAGAGGTCAAACAAATAATCATCAAAACTCGTGAACAGATCAATAAAATGGACAAGGAATCTACAAAATATAGACAAGAAGTGCATGATAAATACATGAAAGCTAGAGAAGAATCTGGACTCAGTATTACTGATGATTCGTTCATCAAGTATTTGGTTGAAGAGGCGGAGTTGCCTTTCTAAAATATAAGATTTGGAATGTTTTATATACGGTATGTATATAAAACTTAATGCCTAGACAAACACGCCTGCAATCAATAAAATAAATATTATTATACATATGGCAATACCACTCCATAATAAAATTTGTTTCCATATCTTATGATTCGTGTTTGTTGAAGATGTCGTATCTCCAATTCCTGTTACATCTAAACCATCTCCACTGCATGATGTGCAAAAACCTTCGTTATCCGATTTATTATATTGATTAGACATTTTTATGTTCTTTATATATATCTTTATATACAAAGAATTAGTTCTTACTTTTCTTTTTTGCGATTGACTGATCAAGTTCCTTCTCAAGTCTAACAATCATCTTGGTATAAGACTGTTCAAACATTTTTATATCATTCAACCACATCGTCTTTTCGTTAGTCTTTTTGAGATTATGAATCAACTTACTCAATCGATCTATATCTTTTTGAATCTCGTTTATCTTATTCATTGTAAAACTACGCATATGCATCCTTAAAAGATAATCGTAATACCCCTTTTCGTGTTTTTTATCATTAGTATCGTCATCATCGTCATCCTTTTTCATATTTTTATAATATCCACTATTTTCCATATCTAATATGACATCATCCTCTTCGCGTTGGAAAATGATCAATTCCTTATTAATAATATCCGTTATAAATCTCTTCTTATTCTCATTTAATTTTAGATCAATATACCACTCCTTCAGTAGTCTAGCTTTACGTTTTACAACGTATTCATATTTCACACGACAAAACTGGTCAATAATTTCATCTGGACTATCAAACTTCTGTAAACGATGATTCTCGTTGAATAAAACCATATTACTTGTGTTAACCGGTTTTGATAGTTTTAAAGTGTTCTTGTCACATGTAAACCCCGAATATTCATCTATTTCAAAGTATATTTCTGACACGGTATAATTTATACGAAAAGATTTAATCTTCATCTTCTTAGGATCCTTCTCTGCTTTCATGTCTTGAAGCATTGATTCAAAATCCTCTGTCCACATACCAACTGGCAACTCTGTCACAATAACAGTATTTTCACTAACGCGTTCAATAATACCGTGTGTCATAAACTTATGTATCTCGATTTGTTCAATAGTACCTTTGAATCCCCTATACCAAGGAAATAACACAGGGAACATACTGTTCCCTTCATCATCTCCAGCACACCCGTCATTCTCTAACCAAATTTTAATACATTTGATAAGATCCAATGGATTGAAACCTGGTATAGTTGAAGACCATCCAGTGCCTATAGCTGCTTTACACGGATTTGCAAGTACCATTGGAATACATGGTACATAGAACTCTGGCTCTACAATCATACCGTCGTCGATAACTGTATTCAAAAGACAATCATCACATTCTGAAATAATCAAACGAGTAATCTCTTCTACGTGTGTTTCTACGTATCTCGCAGAAGCTGAATCTTTTCCTCCAGATATTCTAGAACCCATTTCACCTGATCTTGCTAGCAATGGAAGATTATTACCTCCGGTATAACAGGATGCCATTCCTTTTATCGTATCTTGAAGACTGACTTCTCCATGATGGTACTTTGTGTGCTCTGTTATATATCCAGCCAAAGACGCGACTTTCATATCTGATTTTAGTTTTCTCTTGAGACATCCGTATAAGACCTTTCGTTGTGATTGTTTTAGACCATCCATTAGATGTGGTATATTCCTTTCACAATCCGCAAGACTAAACTGAATCATATAATGATTAAGAAAGTCTGATATAGTCATTTGCGAAACACCCGGTCCATTATCAAATTGTTTATACCCTAAAGGATCGTATTCTGCAAGCCATCTCTTTCTCTTGTCTGATAATCCTTTATCGTTATGAAAAACCTTTATCATGTCTGTGTCCATATTGTCATCAGGCATGAATTCTATCAACTTCTGTCCAAATGTTTCTTTGACTTCTGTCCTACTTGAAGTACCCAAACCCTTATAATATTTTGCTTTGTGTTTATTATTATTTTTAACCATGAACTCGTTGTACTCTCGTTCGTCAAAAAATATACCCTTATTCTTCAGAGATTGTATCTTAGCTATAGGAGTGTTCATACTACAGACGAACGAAGTTTTTCTTTTAAATAACGACGGAAACAATGAATGTAAAAAATTGAGTATTAGACCAGCTATATGTAATCCATCAACGTCCGCGTCACATAACAACATTACCTTTCCGTATCTAAGAGTACTGAATTCTTTTTCATCTGTATAGTCTACTCCATAACGAAGTCCTAACGAATTTATTAATCCAGTGATTACTTTATTTTCTGTTATTTGTTTTATTTTAGCTTTACGAACGTTAAGACATTTACCAGTGAGTGGTAAAATTCCAAAATAATTTCTTCCTTTCTTACTGTATACTCCTACGTCAATACCGGTTGTTGCATATGTTTTAGCGGAATCTCCCTCGCAAATAATCAGTATACATTCATGCGAGCGTTTGGTTCCTTCGTAATTTGCCGATGTGAGTTTATCAACTTTTACATATCCGCGTTTCTTTGTTGTAGACTTCTTGAATTGAGAAAGTTCCCTGGTGTTAATTATATCTTCTATCATATCAGTAGTCTGCCATTTGTGAATATCATTTACCTTATTTTTAGGGAATGAAGCTACTACTTCAGGTCCTTCCAATCTAAATTTGCTTTGGCTCTCAAACTCCGGATTACGGATAGTTACGGATACAAACAAATAAAAGAACTGTTTCACGTCCTTAATGTTCACTTGCGGACGTGTAGAGATAGTTTTTCCTTGTTTTGTTGTTGAATTCTTTTTGTTAATCTTTGCAACCAATGGTCTGAATATTTCCTCGCTCCATGCATCTACATGAACACCTCCATTTGGAGTATACGCCCCGTTTACAAAAGAAATAACACGATGTTCTCCTTCATAATTTGGCAACAATACGACTTCGTAATTCTTTGTATGTAGGCGAATCTTTTCTTCTGATTCTTCTTGTAAATACATTTGTGCATATTCGAAAAGATTGTTAACTGGAATTCGTTCACCATTTAAGAATACAGGTACTCTTGTTGTCATTGCCACATCGATAACATATTTATATAAAAGACTTAATACGTCATCCGTGTATCCTTTCATACCAAATCGTTTAAAATCAGGAATCCACGTAACACGCGTATATCCGCTTTTAGTTTTACAGTTAACAACCTTTGGCGTCTCGGGGTTCCGCATATTTGTTGTCCATGTTTGAGAAAATTTCTTGTTTTCTTCTGGATCAATACCTTCTACAGTAAATTTAGTAGAGAACACATTGCATAATTTTGAACCCTCCCCATTTCTGCCTACTCCTTCTCTGTCTTCTTCGTCGTTATAGTTCTCTCCTGTTCTAAAATGACCAAAAATCATTGTATGAGGATAACGTCCGTCTTCTCTTTTTTCAATTGGAATACATCTTCCATCATTCCAAACACTTGTTTCTCCTGTTTCTTGATTAAAATCAACCATAATTTTTGTACACGGAGTTTTGTTTTTAAAACTTCTTGGTACATTATCTGCCGCATTAGAAAGCACTTCCATGAATACCTTTGCAAAAGCCTCTGATATATATATTTCTTTCGGATTAATACGATAAGAGGTATCTTCTTTTGTTGCAACGTATTTTATAGTTCTTTTCTTCTTTAGAGACCCTACATACATGTCTGGGCGGATTAGGACATGACCAATTTCGTCCTTTTCCATGTCCTGATATATATCAGTGCGTTTTGATTTTTTGTGCATATTGTTGTTTTTTTTTATTAGTTTTTAGTCTTAATATTCATTTTGATCAAATGTTATATTGTTTAGAATAAATATGAATATACCGGAATTCGTGGCAAAAATGATTATACTTCTATCTACATACTATATCACGCTAGAATATGTATTTACATGCGAGATTCGTACGTGGGTTGGAGGGACAGTTATAATCCTTAGTTTTGTGGCTATAACAGTCTTCTATATGGTATTTAGAGCTCATAAAGTTAAAACGTGTCGTATTTGTAGTAGAGGAGGTGTTTGGTAATTATATATAATTATATATAATTATATATAATGTCAAATGGTATGTCCTCGAAGTTCTGGAATTTATTACAGAAAAAGAAGGAGATGATGACTGGATTGCTCAAGGAGGTAAAATAAAACATGTTGGATATATGAAAGGATATTTCAAAACAAATAACGACGCTGTTTCGTATTATGACAGACATAATCCTCATATGAGATCTTTAAATGCTCGAGGTACCTACCGCAGTGATTGGGATCTTGATACATTTGCTTTATATAGTTAGGGATGATTATTTAATAAATACAACAGTAGATTGTTTTTCAGTAAAAGATAATACAGAACTTGTCGATGGATATTTCAAAAAAATATAAATGGTTAAAGTAGAGTTAAAATTTTACCAGAAATCTTGTATTCTTGTAAATATAAGATATCATCTTATTGGTAACAATACTGTAAACCCTGTCGTTATATTATCATTTTCCATATACTTATATCCAATTATCTTCATATCGTAATTGTTTTCTTTACCATCTATAACAAATACAGATATGTCGGAAGTACTTTTATAAGAATATAAAGTACCTTTCAAAGGTTCTTCTGTTTTATTAAAGTATCCAGGATTATATTTAAATTCGTGCCAGTTATATACAATATTATATGCCTCTGGCATAGACGAAGTATTCTGAGCTAGGAATATCTTTCTAGATATCAACTTGTTTTTAAAGAAATATGGTATCTTCAAATTTGGAATTACCATATCATGTGTAGTGAATTGTTTTGTATATTTCTCCTTAATGAGGTTATCTACCGAATCATCACCATAAATAATTGTTTGAAAAGGGTAATGGTCAAAATCGGTTATATCCATATAATAATTATCTATCATATCGTGAGAGTGATAATTAATAACCTTTTTTCTTCGACGAATTAATTCTATACGCAATACGTATATCAATCTCTTAAGAGTTTCTTCTGAACGGATAATAAGTTTACCTCTTTGCATTAAGCTACTATTCATTGAAAACTTTTTTGGTACGTCTCCATATTTAAATGATGTATTTACTTCTATATTTTTCTCTACAAAATCATTCAATACCTGGTCGTCTATATAGTTAATACCATTAGAATATAGGTATTTAGAGAATAACCATATAATATACTCTGTGATATATCGCGCTGTTTTCTTTCTGTAATTGAATGAGTCTAAAATAGATAAATTGGTTGTATTTAGTATCGTTTTATTCGATATTTTTATTGATTTTAATGGTGTTATATTGTTTATAGGAATTGATACCGTAACGTTACCGTATTTACATATTAATTCTGTTGATATTCCTTTAATAACAGCTTGCTCTGTTAGTATCATTCCAAGCGTGTCTATTAACGATTTAGCTGTTGTATAATCTATCCTTTTCAAGCTTACATTCCTGACTTCTGGAATTGCCAAGGGAGGTATTGGATCTATAATGAGTGATATATCTTTATTGTCGAATTTAGAATGTAAAATTCGACATTTTCCACATGGGTCAATTACTTGAGAGATAAATTTAAGAGATTCGTGATTATCAAATACAGTTTCTTTTATACTTTTATTGTCTTTGTATGCAATTCTGATCTTTTCGAACATCTTTTTGACTTTTTCAGACACAATATCATTTCCCAGAAATGAGTAGAAAGATTTTTCGTTATTCACGTTCTTAATGATAAGTTCACACTGAGGATAATCGGCCATATTAGATGTTGATCCCATGTGTTCGAAAATAAATATACACGGGTTGTTATTCTTATTTTTAAGGTATGATTGCGAAAAACGAGGTAATGACATATGACCTCTCTCGTTATCATTGTCTCTTGCGAATATAATGATATTGCATTTATAATGTGTTTCTATCAATCGAATAAATAACTTTGGATCAAGGTATACATTCTCGTCCTGTACCATTTTTTGTATTTCTTCCGTAGTACTATCGTACAATTCTTGTCTGCATATACCAGTACCTGCAAGTTTTACTAATAGTAGTCTTTCTTTCAAAGTTTCTCGTTTACGATTAGATATATCAGGTGTATCTTCCTCTTTGAAAATTCCTAAACTTAGAGCATCAAGAACACATTCTAAGAAACTATTTTTTGATCTAGTCATACCTACTCTATAATATGTACCAAGAGGATCAATATTATCGAAGAATTTAGTTATGTTTTCGGGCAAAACACCTGGTTGTTTGATATTAACAAATTTTTTTGTAGTAATGAGATCTTTGCCACCACCTCCTTTACTTGTGTCTGTTTCTATTATATTATCATAATATTTTCTATAGTACGAATCATTCTTATTCTTTTGGTTATCAATGAAGCAACATGGTAAATATCTGAGTCTATCTTTACTCGCAAATGGATTTACCTTTAATCCAGGGTATGGGTGATCCTTATGTTCTGTGCATACCATGTATTGTTTATCCATGTATTCAGTATCTTTTGGATAAATCATATAATCTCCTTTTCCAGATATTTTAATTTCTTCTGCCTCTTCTTTTGTAACAATACGCGGTTTATTGTTACAGTCGAATCGCACCTTTTTACCTGCAGGATTGTACAATTCTTTTGGAGCAACATCTCTAAAACGCTGTTTGGATTTTTTAGTGATTGTGTGGATTTTTTTATCTGATATGGCAAAGTCTGGTATATATTGTCTATATATATCAACTATGGTTGTATATTCTCTATTATATATTTTGAATAGCTTTGACAGAATATCCTGGAAATTACGAACTACTTCCATATTCCTAGATGTTGAAACATGTACCCGGAGGTATATACCGCCTAATGGGAATATATTATAAGATTTATTACTAATTTCATCAGACTTTTCTCTAAATTTCTCTGTAATATTAGCTGTTATCAATCCATTCTTTTTGTCTTTAAATTTTACAATTAGTTCAGATCTCTTCTTAGTCATTTTATCATGTTCGTCTATAACTAAAAAATTGGAGAACATTTGGTTATTCATTATGAGATCACTTAATACGTATTTATTTAAACTTTGCCCTGGAATATAAAATAGACCTTTTACATTGTCTTCTGTCTCTTTTATGGTAGGTATGTCCCCCAATACATTGAAAACTCTTTTGATATATTCGTCTTTTTTGATGTTCAACTTCGATGGATTAATGTTAATATTCAATAACATTGTATCATCTTTATTTTGTATAAATGCGTACGAATAATCATCGTCATCAATTTCCTTGGGAAATCTTTTCTGTAGTACACGTAACATTACTTCCTCTCCTGTAGATTGCCCCCATCCTGTAATGGGTGTAAAATCCTTTATTACCTTGAAATAATTATTAAATGAAGCGAATGGTATAGTACTGTCTAGTTTTAGCATATTAAACATTTCCATTAAGGAAGTCGTATCCATATTTAAAATAATGTTGAATGAAGCCGATTCTATTTCAAATTCAGTTGAATGAACACCTTCTTTAATTAATTCAAATTGGTTGAATATTTGAAGACTTTCTTGTATTGAACTTTTCATCGCAATTATTTTAGTTTCCAATCGTCTTTTTATACGTGTCATATCAGATCTAATAAAATTTTTGAAATATTCCTTATCTATATTATAATCGCCCATGATTTTTTTCATATCGTCAAGCTCTGTATAATATTCCATATTAAACTCCTTTTCACGTGATTTGACCTTTTCAGGTATTTCTTTATTGTAAGCTAACCATACATCAAATATGTCATTTTTTATATTTAATTGCTGGTTCATCAATGGTAATACCTTCTTATACAATTGATTGAAATCAACAGTATTACCGTACTTTTTAATTATTGCAAGAATATCCGTCACTTCGTTATTATCATTAGGTTCCAGTTTTAGTTCTGTTTTGAAATGAAGATACTTAGGAAGTGATGAGAATTCTACCGCTATTCTTTCTTTTACACTCTCTTCGCTATCCATAAGATATATAGGGAAATCAGTGCTGTTTACTTTGATCATATCTTATTTCTTATATACAAGTTTTTATAAATTATAATCTAATTTATAAATAAATAATGAAGATCCTCTCTTACAACTCTCGAGAAAATACCTCAAGAGCTTCTGCTGTTCTTTTACCGTCATGAGTCTTCACGTATTTACCATCGCTGTTATAACCCAGTACAATCGGCACTCCTTCATAATCAGGTAAAAATGTTGATAAACGCTTGTTTAACTTTTGTTCGCTTTCATTTCCATCTATATGTACTGTGGCCATAAAAACTTTATCAGAAAGGGTAGTTGCAAACTTTTTATATTCTGGTTTCATCTGTGTACAATAACCGCAAAAAGACCCTTGTAACATTATACAAACTGGTTTACCGTTTGTATTTATTAAAAGGTTGCCTTTGGAGTCGAAATCTTCGTTCTCCAAATACGCAACACTGCTATCGTCAAAATGTTCCATTGTAATACTATTTAGTCGATAGCAATATTTTTTTATATTGATTTAAAGTCGATATGAAAATAAAACAAATGGCACCAATATTTAGATGTAAAACCCAAGACGCTTACGTTCTTAAAGTACTTTGCGAACTATTACAAAATAATCTTAGAAAAGCGTGCTTTGAACTTTCTGACAGTGGTATTAAACTATGTATGTCAGATCATTACCATCAAATTTTGATTCATCTTGATCTAGACAGTGATAACTTTTCCGTTTATAAATTCAAAGAAGATACGAAATATATCGGTATAAACCTAGTACATCTTCATAAGATGTTAAAGACAATTAAGAAGAAAGATTCACTCGAATTATTCATTGACGACGAATACCCTGAAGATTTGGGTATAAGAGTATTTCCAAAAGAAAATAATAGTAGGGTTACTACATCTAAAGTGAAGATTCAATCAATGCAATATATAGATACAGAATTTCCAACAGGTTACGGTAAACCTGTTATAGTGCCTTCTTCAGAGTATCAAAAAATGACAAAAGAGTTGAATACCATTGGGTCAACTATTACTATTTACTCGAAGGGATTTTTTATTAAATTTAAATCAGATCCATCTAATACATACTCTAAGGATGTTAAATTTGGAGAAGAAAACGGTGTTGATTCTGATAACGAAGATTCTGATGACGAGAATCAAGAGTATTGTCAGGATTTTCAGACAGAGATGTTAAATAGAATCGCAAAAATATCTGGATTAAGTAATAATATGCAAATATTTCCAAAGGAAGGATTACCCTTACTGTTTAAATCATCGGTAGGTAGTCTTGGAAAGATATCTATATATATGAAATCAAAGCATCAATCAGAATCGGAAAATCATGCTGTTGATAGTGATCACGACTCAGAGAACGAGGAAGATATAGTCGAAAAATCGAAAAATATTCGCGTAAAGAAATAGATTGAATAATATAAAGAATATGAATCAATCAAACAAATCAATCTCATGGTCTTTAGGTGTTATAGTCATATCGTTTTGTATTTGCTTTACAATAATGTATTTCTCAAAATTTAATTGCGTGACGACTCAGGTAAGCAAGTCTAAAACTAAGGTAGATATAGGAAAAGTATCATCTATATCTAGTATAATATCTATTTGTCTTGGTATATGTGTATTTATATTTCTCCTTGAAAAAGATAGTATTGTACAAGATTCGTCTACAACTGGTGTAGTATTTGTCAATAATACATCTCCCAGTGTTCATAATAATTATTGGAGTGATCCTATATAAAATTAAATGTATATGAAACAGTGAAATTAGTATAATTTCACTGTTTCATATACGATCATATAGTATAATTATTTCTAGGACTTAACTGACCTCTACCATAACCGATTAAAAACCATAACAATACATATGTTGACATGGTGGCTATGAACGTTACTCCCATTGTTATAACTGTACTTTTCCATGTATTTTTTATAGTAATATCATTACCGTCTTTGTCGTAAACATGGTTAAAATTCTCTTTTAAATATATAGCTAAAAAAATTATAATACTATTTGCTACAGCATTAAGTATAAATGCTTTCCATAGATGTGTTTCTGTAAATCCTGTGTACAATGGTCTAATTCTCATGTCTTTATTAATTGATTATAATCTATATTTTTGTATATAAATGATCATCGAAACATCATGGAAAAATTATAAAAAAACAAGAGATCAGTATGATAGCGTTCTTACAAATGAGGGTTACGGTAACTGGGTAGCAATAGCAAAAAGATCTAATAATATTGCAGTTCTCCTTCTTATAATATCTACCATAGTTATGTTAATATTTATACCGTTTGCGATATTTTTTACCATTCATTGTGGTAGGAAAAGAAGATGGTCTGTAACTGTAATGGTACTATTGGTGATTAGTTTCTTTGTACCTTATCTTGGATTTTTCACAATAATGTTTATGTTAATATATGGTATAATATGTTACTCATCATGATGCATAGATTTGGTTTAATATTTCTCATTTAAAAAGTCAAATCAAATTCTCAAAATGAGTAAAGATCTTGTACAGACAGTATATATAAACGAATTTAATCCCGATATAATTGACCCAAGTCCAAAAACTGTTCATAAACGAGAAAAAGGATTCCGTTTGGTAATGATAGGAAAGCCTGGCGTTGGAAAATCTAATATGATAAAGTACTTGTTATGGTGTAAGAAGGCATTGATACCTGTAGGAATAGCAATGAGTGGGTCAGAAACTCTTAATCATGATTTTAAAAAGTATTTTCCTAGTTTGTTTGTATATAACGATTATGATGAAGATAGTATTACAGAAGTAATGAAAAGACAACAATTATCAATTAGTCATCTTGAAAATGAATGGGCGGCATTAATCATAGACGATTGTACAAACCGTCCTTCAGAGTTAAACAGTGAAATACAACATAAATTATATAAAATTGGTCGTCATTCACAGTTGTTATACATCCTCTCATTACAATACTCTATGGATATTGATCCTTCTATTCGTACTTGTGTAGATGGTGTTTTTATATTTCGCGAACCGAATATAAAGAATAGACGTCGTTTACATGAAAACTATGCAGGTATTATTCCCGATTTCTCAACATTTTGTCAGCTTTTGGACCAAGTAACTAGTGATTTTACAGCATTGTATATACATAATAGAACTACATCAAATAATTGGGAAGACTGTGTTTACTTCTGCAAAGCTCCTGATATGGATAAGGAATATCCAGACTTTAGATTTGGTTCTCCTGAGTACTGGAAATTTTCTAATTCGCGTTATAATCAAGAATATGTTGAACCGATTTAGATATATTATGAAATTTTTAGTTAACTTAGTTGACTTGTTCCGTCGAGTGCATATACACTTTATTCCATTATCGTTTATGGTACATTTGTTATTATGAACTATGTTTAATTGTTATTATTTTTACAACGCGAATTCGCGTTTTCTGTGGTCATATTCATTCCTGCTTGATATTTTTCAAACATATCAATATCGTATTTAGAACGTTCATTACCCATTTTACATGTACAACTATTCATACATGTAAAATTACTGGTTTCATTCAACGTTGAATATGAATATTTAGTCATTGGACGATCTTCTATGTTATACATTTTATTATAAGATTTATAAATCTTATAATAAAATGTTTTATCTATATTATGGCATTACTAAACTTTAATCAGTTTCAGTTTCAGTTTCAGTTTCAGTTTCAGTTTCAGTTTCAGTTTCAGTTTCAGTTTCAAATACAACTACACCAGATACAAAAAACAATGCTATATTCAATGTTATTAATGACAATATCAATAAATAGTTCATATTTATTATAACAATGTTTATTTATGTCTATTAAGAACTTATTGCTTGAGACTAGACAGTATACTCTGTTCAGGAAACGTGTGTATTTCTGATAAGTCTTTTTCTGTATATCCGAATCGTTCAAACCATTTATTACCATAAATCTCTGCAAGTAAATCTATCTCATTCTCTTCTAAATAATATATATGCATTCCGCTGGTAATTGACTCTACAATATACGCAGCTCCTTCTACCATACTTTCTGGAAGTGTCTGAGATTTTCCATCAGCATCAACAAAATCAACACTATTATACATTTCTTTTCCAATTTTTTCCCAATTTGTCTGTTGTTCTTTAGGTATTGTTCTACGTGCTTTGTCTATCATTGGGTTATTGAATATGTCGCTTTCACGACTTACCTTTTTGTTTCTTTTAGTGTTTCCATCTTTGATCTTATTATAAATAGGATTGTTAATATCCTCATTTTTTATTCTTCTTGGCGGCATTTATACATTTATATTGTTATTTTAAATTAGTATTTATGTCATATAATCTGTCATATCAATATGACAGATTATTATTATATGTAAAACGATGTCCTTCTTATCAATCGGAAAACTTCTTACTGTATTTTATAAATGTTTTAATAGAATCTTTACTCTTTACTAGTTCTCTGTGATATTCTAGAATTGCAGATGAATAAGTGCGAATGAAATCTGTATATGTAACATCCATATTTTTTATAGTATTAATAGATACATCTAAAACATATGATCTATCCAAATCTGGATTAGCGAGACGTAAATTAGCATACCAGAAAGACCAGGCCATACAGAATCCTTCTGGGTCTGATGTTGTTCCTATGTTTTCAGCAGTTTGTATCCATTGAATTCCGATTCTGGGACAAAAGTCAGTAGGGGCGTGATACTCTGTAATGAACTTTTTTCCTAGATTTGTAGTAAAAGCTTTTATAATGAGTTTATCTATGTCAATATCTGACAAACACTCATCTTCTTCCTTGGTTAATATTCCATTAGGTTCAAATCTTTCTAAACTCTTTTTATTGGCATCATATAATAACATATTTGCATGCGACTGTCCATTACTACACACAATGTTCATTGGCATCAATATAAATCGTTTATTGTTACATTTTCTAACAGATTTCCAAAAACCTTTAGGAGGTTTTATGCCTTTGTCTTGTATATAAGTGAACTCGAAATCTGTAAATTTTAGACGACCCTTTTTATACACATCAACGTCCGCTAAAACTGTACAATCGTTAGGGAATCTTTCCATAAGATATAAGAATCCAGACATTGCTACTAATGGAGATCCAATCTCTATTAATTGATTTATTTTTTCAATATTACCACCTGATGGCAAAATAAGACCTGTATCAGCTGGTTCTACAACTACAACATTCCTAGGAATATATCTATTTGTAACAGGATTGTTAATAGACGGATTATATCTATTTGTAACAGGATTGTTAATAGACGGATTATATCTATTTGTAACAGGATTGTTAATAGACGGATTATATTTATTTGCGTCTATAGATCTACCAATTTTTCCAGATTTTAATACACATCTGTTTGTAACGGGATTACGTATCTTATCCGGAGGACATACATTACTTTTCCTAAGAGGTTTATTTGTATCCAATATAGATCTACCAATTTTTCCAGATTTTAATACACATCTGTTTGTAACTGGATTGCGAACCTTCTCCTCCGGACATGCATTACCTTTCCTATGAGTTTTATTACCTTTCCTATGAGTTTTATTACTCTTACTGCGAGTTTTATTTGTGTCTAGTATAGATCTACCAATTTTTCCAGATTTTAATACACATCTGTTTGTGACAGGATTTCGAATCTTATTATATGGACATTTATTTGATATATATATGTTTTGTGAATAAGGAATATATTCCATTTATTATAGTAAATTTAATTGTTTAAAGACAAAAATATTTCAGTCAAATGTATACGTGTAATAGATGTCATAAATCATATATAGACGAGAATAGATACGATTCTCACGTACAAAGATGCAATCTTAGAGATATAGACGACGATTCACATTCTATAATATCTAATAGTTCAACAACATCCAATAAATCTAGAAATTCTAATAAAAACACTTCTATTGCTGAGAGTAATTCGATTAGCGATATTGAACATATCACCGTACAAGAATCTAAAGTAAATATAGACAAATTAAAGAAAGAGATAAAAAAATACTCATACGAACTCAGATGTGCCAAGGAAGAACAACAAGATAGTATGGAAAAATCACAAGAATATTTCGACGAACAGATGGTCAGTATATTAGAAGAAAGAGATCAACTAAAAAGAGAACTCTTCAATACTAAAGATATATTATATAACGAAAAGGATAGATTGAGGAATGAATTTAATAATAAACTCCGCGCACATAAGGAACAATTAGAGAAACGTTATTCAAATGCAAACAATAAAACTGTTACAAAGCTGACTGAAATAGTTAATAACCTTCGAAAGAAGCTAGACCTTAAATTGGAAGAGAATGGAACGATCAAAGAATCTGTAGAGAAATATTACTTAGAGAGAGAAGAAAAATTAACGACTGATCTCTCCAATTCACAAGAAGAGATACAATCTATGCGTGAAACTTTCGAAAAAGAACGTGTGAATTTAAATACGATTATACAATCATGTAATACATATAAAACTACATTTGAAAAGAATTGTGAAGATAAAAAAAATAAAGACATCAAGAGTATACTAGACATCAAACAATCAGACATTAAGGTGTTAGAAAGAACAAATAGTTCATTGAATAGGAGAATAACTACTATAGAGGATGATAAAAACAAAGAGATTCAACGTATTAAATCAATTCATGTCAATAAAATTACATCAAAAGATTATCAGATTAACGAGATGAAGAATAATTTTAATAGAACGTTATCCGAAACAATAAAAACACTGGAACGTAAAGTATCTATAGCTAATAAACAAGTTGAAAAAGCTGTTAATGAATCTTCAATATCACATGATAAAAGGTTAGAACGAGAAATTTCACAACATAACAAGACCGTACAAGCTTTAAAAATACAACACGATTTATTCGTCAAAAAGTTGAACAAGAATCTCAAGGATGCCATTGAGGATGCAGAGTTTAATAAGAAGTACATAGACCAAGCCCTTTCACGTAAACAAACAGAAATGCTTAATCAATTCCAAACAATTACTAACAATATGGAGGCTGACAGAGATAGCAATGATAGAAATTCCAAACGTAAATATGACGAAGCCATTTCACTACGAGATAATACAATTAATAAACTTGAAACAGAAATTAAACTTGTAGAAAAAGAACTAGACCGATTACGTTTATTTAATAAACGTATAACGGAAGATAACAATTCTAGTACAAAAGAATATGTATCTAAATTGGATAATCAAAATAAAGAGACCACAAATAATATTAAAATTAGGGATAAGAGTATTTGTTCACTAAGAAATGAAGTAAATTCGTTAAAATTAGAGCTTCATACAATAAAAAATACATTCGAATCTAAAAAGCAATCATTACAGTCTTTATTAGATATTGAAATCAGTAAAAATGAAAAAAATAGTCAAGATCTCGACAGTAGCAATAAAAAATACAAGGATACAATCAAAAACTATAATATACAAATAAATAATACTAAGATAGAACATTTAAACAATATAAAATCGATTAGACTAGATATTTCAAAGGAACTTGAAGACAGATACAATGGTATACGAGACGAAAATACTACATTGAAGGCATTGTATGATAATACGAAACAACAGGCAATTAATAGTTTGAATACATCGTTGGAAAAGGCTCGTGTAGAAAACACTATTAAGATTAACAATATTGAGTTGGAATTAGATAAGAAAAACAACGAAATTAAGAATATGCACAATCAATTCATAGAGGAAACGAATAGACGTCAACGAATATTTTATAAAGAACTCGATCTACACAAGGCAGAAGATATTAAAAAACTCAAAGAAACTATAAAGACAAAAGATAATACTATTATGTCTATGCAGAAAGATTTTTCTCGTAATATGAATGATCAAAAACTCGTTCTAACGAATAAGAACTCGATTGAGATTGATAAACTTACACAAGAATTACTATCAAAAAACATTGATATTAAACTGTTATCTAGAGACAAATCTGCAGAGATTTCTATGCTAGACATAGAACTTAAAAGTAAGTTGAATACATCCAAAAAAGAGCTAGATAACACCAAAAAAGAGCTAGATAACACCAAAAAAGAGCTAGATAACACCAAAAAAGAACTAGATAACACCAAAAAAGAACTAGATAACACCAAAAAAGAACCTACACACTATAATGAAACAATTATAGATATAAAATCACAGATAGCTGCTGCTAAAATACTATTCACTAAAAAAATGAGTAATGAAACTAAGAAACACGAAGAAACCTTGAAGGAAAAAGATCTGTATATAGAAAGAATTAAGGTTGAGTTCAAGAACAAAATAGATGCATTAAAAGATGTCAAACAGTCTCAAATTGAAAAAAATGTATAAGTTGAATATAATATTACAATATGACAGAACAAGTTTATAATACATGCATTCAAATGTTGAATCAACGAGGATATACAACAATTGAACATAATAATGACAATACCTCGTCGCTTTTTATGGCAAACAATTCATCTGGTGATAAAGTTTCCGTTATTTTTGTAGGTGATATCAAACTTACCGTTCAACATATACGACAATATCTTGGAGAGATGGATGTTATAAATTGCACCCACTGCATAATTATTTATGGTGTTAGTGTAACGCCTGCAGCTAAGAAGTTTGCTATAGATAATCAAGACAAGAAAGTTGAATTGTTCTGTGAATCAGAGTTAATGTATAATATAACTGAACATAATTACGTGCCAAAACATACACGTCTTTCGCTAAATGAAAGTACTATATTTAAAGATAAATATGGTACAAACTTTCCTTGTATGTATGTTACAGAACCTATATCACGTTTTTACGATTTTTCGATAGGAGATATTATTGAGATAGAAGATTTGGATGACATTGTTAAGTATAGGATAGTAAAATAATAATGTGTTTTATATCATCATGATGATATAAAATATCTACACGTCGTGAAACAACTATTCACGAATATTAAATTTATATAAAAATAATAACTCTAACTCTCTTTTACATATATCTTTGATATGTATACATGTAATACGAGATAACTCCTCCAGAAATATGATCGTCATAGCAATATTTATGAATAATCCAAAAACATGCTACGAAATATACATGAAAAATGTTTTCTGCTTTATTTTGGTTATTAACCAAATGTTTACACATACGATTCAATGTTTTGGTGGTCTCATTCGCTTTGATTCTTGTCTTGTGTCAAACAATATTCTAATTTTTTAATATATATTTTAGGTATTTTCGTCGTTCGAGTATTTCATATCTATAATTATATATTATCTTTATTAAATGGATGAATGTAGTATTTGTTTATCTACAATTAATAATTTATCTAGTAATAATCCACTTGAGTGGAACGATATGGAATCTATATATACAACAAAATGTGGTCACATGTTTCACTTCAAATGTATACACTCTTGGTTAATTTCTAACGACGATTGTCCATATTGTCGAACTCTTTTAATAGATGTAGATTATAATAATACTAAATTATATGATATATTTACAGAATATTGTCCAAACAAACAACAAATTATCTGGAAACGGGTTATATATTTTTCTAAATGCCCAACTGTAGAATCTAGACAAAAAATATACCGCGATAAGTCACATAACACGTTTAGAGAGCCAGATGGTCATAATACAACTACTACCACTTCGTCTCGTGTTATACGTACAAGAAAATCTATATTTGGCAGAATGATAAGATATATTAATAGAATGCTATATTAGCATATTTAATTATCATTTGTTATAACAAATGATAAACGTGCATGCATATGATACAGTTTTACAAGGTCAATTTAAATGCAACCAAGTAAACGATAATACTAATAAGTTACGACTATTTAAATTGCTGTTTGAAAAGTTAAATAACACATACTCTAAGCGTAATCTTACTCTGATTATAAATAGTATGTGTACCAATTCAGATAATTTTCAAATAGAAAATAATATGGATGCAACCGATATTCTTTCAGATATACTATTATCTAAATTATATAAAGACAACGAGAACGACATGCTCCCAATATTAGAAGAACAACTTGCAGATATGTCCATGGGAGCATGTCCATCTGGAAGAACAACAAGACTGTTTCAAATATGGATGACATTACAAAGTTAGACTTATTCTATAACTACTATACATTTAAATCTATTTGTTTAAAGAATATACCACCTCCCTTATTATTTCCTCTCTCTTCGTCTGTATGGGACAAGAAACATAATTCTGTCTTGCATAATTTATTTGTCATATCATTAAGATTTGATAACACCTGATTACCTAATTCACATAACTGAGATATACCGGCTCTGGATACAGCATATGCATGTCTTCCGTTTGCGTGACCAACGTATGTAGTATGTTTTTTAACAAGCTTTTCATTGTTATGACCCAAGAAAAGTAATATAAATCCAGAACTCTCGTTCAATTCTATAAGTAATAACTTCTTACTTATATTATGAGAAAATGATATATCATTCTCAAATATAATAGCATACGGATAATTGTTTTCTTTTAAATGCATCCACAATGAATAATGAGATAACAAAGACGATAACTCTTGTTTTGAAACTTTAGGATTGTTAATTTCTTTATATAGATCCAATAATGATTTAGATGACGGTTTGACTCCTGGCCATGTTTTTGATGATATGCCTACGTCTCGTAATTTGTTCTGTACTTTTTGTCTCTTATCTGGGTTATTTGATACGATCCATACAGAGTTAAATATGTTATCGTCTATTTCTTGCAATTGAGACATCGGTATCTTTTTCCGATTTTTTATAAATGTGAAATCCCTGTGTATAGTATCTGATTCCACAACCTCCTTATCCCAGTTTTTATAATTATAATCGAGGATTGCTTTCGGGTTGTTTGGAATATATATTTTTATACCATGTAAAATCCATGGTTTTAATGGAAAAATATCCTTTTTTGCATATATTTCATCAGGTTCACCGGGAGTGATCACATTGATATTATCTCCCTCATCTTCATAATAGTTAATATCTATAAATGGCCAAGTGGATTTCCATAACTTTGTTGGCATCGCGCGATCAGCATTAATTCTGTATATACGTAAAATATTTTTGACAACGCCAAGATTTGGAAACTTTTCAACGTCTAATCCTAGTTTATTAAGATCTCGTTTACTATCGAGTATCTTCTGGAAATCTTCTTTGGACACGCATATATCGACATCGTCATCCCACGGTATCAAGTCGTTATGTCTCATAAGTCCTAAAAGATTACCAAAAATAAAAAAGTAGGATATATTATGTTTTTTGAATACCTTGTTTATGTCTGTGAATATTTGTAATATAATATCCATGTTTTTCCTACCATATTTATCAGTATCTTTCCATATATTTTTGAAAGGTTGTTTATTCTCAGTTTTGAATACCATTTTTCTGAATACAACTAGCAGTATAATAGCAATAAGTAATATAAGAATACTTAGAACTATTAAAATCTTCCATATTAGTCTCATTTATTAATCATAAATATTTTTATAGTATTACTTACTATTATTAACATTACTAATAGAACTAGTACTACTTTCTGCGCTTGGGGTTGTAACTATTCCACAACCTCTATTACCACAATACTGTGGATACCCCTTAAAAGATTTTTGATTATTATAATATAACTTATATGAATTATTCAATGATAAAAACGGCAGATCATCTGCACATGGTAATATAGGAAAATATTTTTTAGAAAATCTTTGTAATAACTGTTTGGCTCCATCATACGTTACTATATAACAAGCACATGTTTGTTTAGAGTATTTAACCCATGTGGGTGTTTTATATTTATCGCATTTTTTACTTTCGGCGCCGTTAAATGCTATATTGAACAGTACACCATTTTTATCCTTAATTTTCCATGCATCAGTTAATAACTGTCTAAAATTAGGATGAAAACATATATCGTCTTCTAATACTAGAGCCGTAGGTATCTTATTCTGTACGATATATTTCCATGTATATAAATGACTACAGGTACAACCTTGTTGTCCAATACCGACATAATCATAATTTATTAGTTTAATAAAGTTCTGATGTATTTTTAGATCATTCTCGTCGTTTATTTTGAATTCAGGTAGTTCA